GAAATGGCAATGAAGGAATTGACATGAAACTGATTACCGAATACAACGAGAGCAACATTACTTGCCTAGTCGAGAAAAAAGAAGATGGAACTAAAAAGTTCTACATCGAAGGCGTATTCGCGCAATCAGAAGCAAAGAATAGAAACGGTCGCATCTATCCAAAGAAAATTATGGAAAATGCGGTTGCTAAATATGTTGATACGCAAGTATCACAAAATCGAGCAGTTGGCGAGTTGAACCATCCAGAAGGTCCAACAGTCAACCTTGATAAAGTATCTCACCTCATCACCGATCTCCATTGGGAAGGAAATGATGTGGTAGGAAAGGCATCAATATTAGATACTCCGATGGGTCAAATTGTAAAAGGTTTGCTTGAAGGTGGTGTCAACCTTGGTGTCTCAACTAGAGGAATGGGTAGTCTTGTGGAGCGTAGCGGTGCTATGTATGTGAAAGACGACTTTACTCTTAGTACGATTGACATCGTACAAGACCCATCTGCACCAAACGCTTTCGTTAATGGAATTATGGAAGGTGTAGAATGGAACTGGAGTAATGGAGTTCTTATCCCACAGGAAATATGTGAAGAGCAAGAGACTGAAAATAACTGTACTCCCCGTGTAGGTTCTTATCCAGAACAGGCGCGAGAGTTTAAGAATTTCCTCTCATCTATTAAGAAAAACTTATAATCAAGGAGTCCAATATGGATAACAATCACGAACTCCAAGATGAGCAGGAAGTCGAAGAAGCTTTCGATGGTCCTAATGCCGAAAAGCAAAGCGTTGACGCTGTCGATGATGCTGCTACTAAAGGCGTAAAGGGTCAAGCACCTGCTCGTAAAGGGGACAAGAAGAATAGTGAAAAATCTAACCTGAAAAGCAAAGCTGGAATGGTTAGCGATATGTTCAATCACCTCAATGACATGAGCAAAGAAGAACTTGCTGATGCCTATGACGCTTTCTTTCAAGAAGGTGGTGAGGAAGTTTCAGAAGATCGTTATGTTCCAGTAATGGCAACAGAAGCAGACTTTTCTGAAGACTTGAACGCACTGGTAGAATCCGAAGCGACACTCAGCGATGAGTTCAAGCAGAAGACTGCTGTTATTTTCGAATCTGCTCTAAAAACTAAGCTCTCTGAAGAAGTAGAGCGAATTGAGTCTGCTTATGAAGAGCGTCTAGCTGAGGAAATTGTCGCCCAGCGTGATGAACTTGTAGAAAAAGTAGATTCCTACCTTAACTATGTAGTTGAGAACTGGATGGAAGAGAACCGTGTTGCCATCCAAAACGGTTTGCGTACTGAAATCGCTGAGAACTTTATGGAGAATCTGAAAGGATTGTTCGTTGAGTCTTACGTTGACGTACCTGAGTCAAAGGTTGATCTGGTCGATGACCTCGCAGAGCAAGTAGGAGAACTCGAAGAGAGTCTCTACAACACTACACAGCGAGCAATTGATCTTGGTGAGGAAGTAGAAGAATTGAAGCGTCACGCTATTATTAGCGAGTCGGTTTCTGACCTTGCTGACACACAAGTAGAGAAGTTTGTATCATTAGTTGAAGACCTCGATTTTGAAGACGAAGATTCTTTCGCTCAAAAGGTCGCCACAGTTAAAGAGTCCTACTTTTCTCGCACTGCATCTAGCATAGCAAGCACTGAAAGTCTTGAAGAATCGCATAGTGAGGAAGTAGTCCTCCGCGAAGAAGCAACACCTTCTATGGAACGCTATCTTTCTGCAATCCGCAAAACAAACGTAACATAATTTAAATTTTAGGAGTATTAAAATGGATATTAATTATCAAAGTCTCGTTGAGAAATGGTCACCCGTTCTTAACGAAGAGTCTTCTGGCAAGATCGATGACCGTCACAAGCGTAACGTAACTGCTGCTATCCTTGAGAACCAAGAGAAAGCAATGGTTGCCGAAGGTTCACAGCAGTCTTTTCTTAGCGAAGCAGTCGCTGGCAACAACACTGGCAACGTAGCAAACTGGGACCCCGTCCTGATTTCACTCGTTCGCAGAGCAATGCCTAACCTTATGGCATATGACGTATGTGGTGTTCAACCTATGTCTGGTCCTACTGGTCTGATCTTCTCTATGAAGAGCAAGTATCAAACTACTCGCGGTGGAGCAACTGCTGGAACTGAAGCATTGTTCCAAGAAGCAATCACACCTTACTCTGGCGACTCAGGTTCTGGTCCACAGGATAGTGCTAATGTTGCTGGTAACACTGGTCCTTCTGGACTTGCTGGTGTTGCTGCTCCTGACTCAACTTCTAACCCTGATGTTGGAAATGGTATGACTACTGCACAAGCAGAGCAACTGGGAACTACTGGCAACAGTGATTTCGCTGAGATGGGATTCACCATCGAGAAGTCAACTGTAACTGCTAAGTCTCGCGCTTTGAAAGCAGAGTACACCATTGAACTGGCACAAGACCTGAAAGCAATCCACGGTCTTGACGCTGAAGCAGAACTTGCTAACATTCTTAGCACTGAGATTCTTGCTGAAATCAACCGTGAAGTTATTCGCACAATCAACAGCCAAGCAAAAATTGGTTGTCTGCAAGCGAACGTAACTGTTCCTGGTGTTTTCGATCTTAGCAGCGATGCTGATGGTCGTTGGTCAGTAGAGAAGTTCAAAGGTCTGTTGGTTCAACTGGATCGTGAATGCAACGTAATTGCAAAAGAAACTCGTAGGGGCAAAGGTAACATCGTTATCTGTTCTTCTGACGTTGCTACTGCTCTTGTTGCTTCTGGCATGCTGGACTACGCTCCTGCTCTTTCTACTTCTTTGCAAGTAGATGATACAGGCAACACCTTTGCTGGTGTCCTGAACGGTCGCATCAAGGTCTACATAGACCCCTATGCCGTTGCTGACTATGTAACTGTTGGTTACAAAGGCACTAACCCATATGACGCTGGTGTTTTCTACTGCCCTTACGTTCCTCTTCAGATGGTTCGTGCGGTTGGCGAGAATGACTTCCAGCCACGCATCGGGTTTAAGACTCGTTACGGTATGGCATCCAACCCTTATGTTGGTGCTACTCCTGCTGACGGTCTTGCAGTCGCTAAGACTAACCAGTACTACCGCATCTTCCGTGTGGACAACATCCTCACATAAGATAGGGAAATAGAAAAGGGCGAGTGGATACCCCATTCGCCACTTACTATAAAAAGAAGTGACTCTAAGTCACCACTTTTATTGGGCATCCTGCAACGGTTGCCCTTTTTTTATGCCTCAAATAAAGACTTGACAACTCAGTCGAAATCTGTATAATGTATTACTATGCGCTAAAAGATAAAGGTTATACTGTATAAATAAAGGTATCAATAGAACTCAAGAGAGAAGGTAATGAAATCTTTCAAGAAAATAAGAGAAGCAACCTACCAAGGTAAAACTGTCACCCTCAACACTCCATCTGCTGGCGATGTTAAGAAGTCTAAGGTGTTTGTAAAGGATGGCGGTAAGGTCAAGAAGGTAAACTTTGGTGACCCCAATATGTCCATCAAGAAAGACCAGAAGGGTAACAAGGCATCTTATTGTGCAAGGTCTGCTGGCATCAAGGGTGGCGGCAAAGATAAGACTAAGGCGAACTATTGGTCAAGAAAAGCGTGGGATTGCTAAAGTGCTTGACTTCTCACTCTGAATGCTTATAATAGTGTGTATCAAATAGGAAAAGCAATTGAATAATCTAACTGAAAATATCAATCTATTTCAACCTACATCATTTAGTGTTGTGATAGACAGAACGAACTACGCAAACTTGCGCTTCTTTGTGCAGCGAGTCAGTCATCCTGGGGCATCTAATTCTGCGGCAGAGACTCCCTTCTCTCGTATCGGTAGTGTCCCAATGCCTGGAAATACTATGGTTTATGGTTCATTGACTATGGACATACTTCTGGACGAAGACTTTACAGCATACATTGAAATGTATGAATGGATGTTGAGACTTGTTAATACGGAGCAAGTGAGTTCGCGTGACGCATACAGTAGCAATAACGGTCCTGTCGCAACTTACTCTGACATATTTGTTACTGCACTGACTAACTCCAACAACAAAAACGTTGAGTTTAAATACCGCGATTGCGTCCCTGTAAACATAGGTGACGTTAGTATGGAAGCAACCAACTCAGGTGTTGACTTCCTCACCTTTAATGCGGAATTTAGATTTTCTTATTTTGAAATAGTAACTTAAAGAGATAATATGGATTTGAATGATATCCTTGAGCAATGGTCTCAAGACTGTGAAATTGAGCATAAACTAGATGAAGCATCTCGCAACACTCCCAAACTACACGCTAAGTATCTGGGATACCTCACGCAAGCAAAGTTTCTACTCAAACGAACCGAAGACCAACAGAACATACTACTAAAGAAAAAGTGGATGTGGTTTAATGGGAAGATGTCTCAGGAAGAAATACGCTTCAACAACTGGGCAGACGATCCCTTTGATGGTCTAAAGGTTATGAAGGGCGACCTCAAATATTATGTTGAGTCAGACCCCGAAATAATAGAAAGCGAGTCCAAGGTCTATTATTACAAGACCATGATAGAGACCCTAAAAGAAATGGTTGATACTCTCAAGTGGAGGCATCAAACAGTTAAAAATATTATTGAAGCAAGGAAGTTTGAGGCAGGAGTTTGATATGGAAAAGAAAGCGTTATTAAGTTACGGCACACACCCATCATTCCCCGCAATAACTCTACCATCATCTGGTGGTGAAGTTGCAGTAAAGGCATCCACTTGGTTGTCACAGCGTAAGAAAGAACTCGAAGAAGAGTTTGATGCGAAGGCAAAAGAACTCTATGATATGGCGGTCAGTACGGCAAGGGTGAACTGTGCTATTAAAGCATTTGAACCTATCACTGGTAAGTTGTATTTTCTTTATGTCAGGTCTTCTGGTGATGAGTTTATGAGTCACATCGAACCTCACCAATGGACACCCTCTACGCAACCTTATAAGTATATCGGGATGTTTAAATTGAACTCGGATGGCATTTGGAAAGATGTGACGAAAACTGAATTTGAGCATGATGGTGATTGGAGAAACTGGGGTCAGTAGAAACTAAATGAGTAATAACATATTAACAATCCAAATGGTCAGTCATTCTTATATGGCAATCTTGTGCGAACCCAATATTCGTCAAGAGTTGTCTGACTACTTTTGCTTTGATGTTCCTGGTGCAAAGTTCATGCCTATCGTTAAGCGTGGACAATGGGACGGAAAGATACGATTGTTTAATATGCTTACCTGTGAACTGCATGTGGGACTCTATGCAAAACTCTGTCGCTTCTGTGCAGACCGTCACTATCATATGGCACTCAAGAAGTCTGCCTATGGACTGCCTAATGTAAAAAACACTGTTGACCATCAGGTCATGGTGAAACAGATAGCGTCATACAAATCAACATACGAACCTCGCCCATACCAATATGATGCGATTGTTCACGCGATAGAGCGAAAGCGAGCGGTGCTTTTATCTCCAACTGGTTCAGGAAAATCTTTCATTATCTACAACCTTATGCGATGGTTCCTTGAAGAGTATGAGAGTAAAGTATTGATTGTTGTCCCAACCACATCTCTCGTTGAGCAGATGTATAAAGACTTTGGTGACTATGGGTATGACTCAGAGAAAGAACTTCACCGCATTTATTCTGGTAAGGATAAGATAACTAATAAGCGCGTCATCATTACTACATGGCAGTCTGTTTACAAACTAGGGCAACCTTGGTTTGAGCAGTTCGGTTGTGTGTTTGGAGATGAGTGTCATTTATTCAAAGCAAAGTCTCTCACCTCTCTAATGGACAAGTGTGTCAACGCATCCTATCGTTTTGGCACTACAGGGACGCTTGACGGGACGCTGGTCAACAAGTTAGTACTAGAGGGTCTCTTTGGACCGACTAAACAAGTGACCTTCACACGCGACCTTCAGGACAACGGTACGCTTGCTAAACTAAAGATTGATATTCTTTTAGTAGGGTATCCAGAACTCAGCAGGAAGATTGTCAGTAAACTAAACTACCAAGAGGAAGTTGACTACCTTGTTACACATGAGGGTCGCAACAAACTAATACGAAATCTCGCAGTGACGCAGAAGGGTAACACCCTTGTGTTGTTTCAGTTCGTAGAGAAACATGGAGAAGGTCTTTTTAGGTCTATCAAGAAACTAAACGATAATTCTTATTATGTGCATGGTGGAACGGATGTCTCTGACCGTGAAGCAATACGAGGAATCGTGGACGGAAGTGATGGCGCAATCATCGTTGCTTCTATGGGGACATTCTCCACAGGTATAAATATAAAGAACCTACACAATATCATTTTTGCCTCACCATCTAAGTCTCAGGTGAGAGTTTTACAATCAATTGGTCGCGGTTTGCGTAAGTCTGATAATGGTAAGGAGACTAAGTTAATTGATATCGCAGATGACCTTCAATGGGAATCAAAGAAAAACTACACTCTCAACCATTCGGCAGAACGAATAAAAATCTACAAGAGAGAGCAGTTTGACTTTGACATACACAAGGTGATACTATGAAAGAAGAAACCCTCTTAGAAAATGTACAACAGATTAGACTTACTAACGGAACAGAAGTTCTTGCCAATGTTGCTAAATGGGAAGAAGATGAGTTCATAGAAGCAAACTGTATATTGGAAATAGAAAGACGCTCGTATGATATGGACTTTGAGACTGAGGACGGTAGATCGTTTTATGTACTAAAACCTTGGGTATCCTACATTGATGATATGTACAAGATGACATCAATCAATCCCTCAAGCATCCTTTCTATTACATCCCCCGCCCCGATAGTCGTGGAGCAATATGGCACATCTTTGACCGAAATTATCAAATACATGGACGAGACCTCGCAATCAGAAGAACCGATTAAAACAGCAGTGTCTTCAGACTCTCATAATGTGGTTCAGTTCCCTCCCAAGAGCAGCGTACAACTACTTACTGAAGACTAAAAATAAACCTTGCTATCTCATTCTGAATGCTTATAATAGAGTATTCAAATTGAGTAATAAGGAAAAAACATGACTGAAACAACCACACCCGCGAAGAAGTTAAAACCTCGCGAAAAACCCCATTATGTCAATAATGCTGACTTTAGTGCAGCAGTCGTTGAGCATGCAAAAGCATCACAAAAAGCAGTAGAGGATGGCGTAGCAATCCCTGTTGTGGGGGACTATATCGCAACTTGTCTGTTAAAAATTTGCGAAGGTCTGTCACACAAATCAAACTTTGTTCGCTACACTTACCGTGATGAGATGGTTATGGATGCAGTTGAAAACTGCCTCCGCGCTATAGGAAACTATAACGTAGAAGCAGCGACTCGCGGTGGAAAACCTAACGCATTTGGATATTTCACCCAGATAGCATGGTTTGCCTTCCTACGAAGAATTTCTAAAGAGAAGAAGCAGCAAGATGTCAAACTGAAATACATTGCTGAATCTGGTCTTGATGAGTTCATGGTTGACGCTGACGAAGACCCCGAAGTGGCAAAGGCAGTTCAATCATTTGTTGATAACCTCAGACGCAGGATTGACGAAGTGAAAGAGAAAGACCAGAAGTTTGACTACTACAAGAAGAAAAAACTTACGAATAAACGGAAGTCTACTGACTCCGATCTTACGGATTTTATTGAGGAATAAGCATTGAAAATTGCACTATTGAATGATACTCACTGCGGCATTAGAGGCAGCAGTGAAATCTTTATTAATTATCAAGAAAAGTTTTACACCGATGTATTTTTCCCCTATCTTATTGAGAACGATATCAACCACATCATCCATCTGGGTGATTACTATGAGAATCGCAGGTTCATCAACTTCAAGGCACTGAATGCTAACCGCAAACACTTCCTTGAGAAACTGCGTGAGTATAGTATCACTATGGATATCATCCCAGGTAATCACGATACCTATTACAAGAATACCAATGACCTCAACTCCCTCAAAGAGTTGCTTGGTCATTACATGAACGAAGTAAACATCGTAGAAGAACCAACGGTGTTAGACTATGACGGTATGAAGATAGGTCTTGTCCCTTGGATATGTCAGGACAATGAGGATAAGATTCAAACCTTCCTCAAGAATTGTTCTGCTGATGTTATCGGTGGACACTTTGAACTTATCGGTTTTGATATGATGCGCGGTGTCCCATGCACACACGGAATGACCTCGGACAATCTCAAGCGATTTGAGTTGGTCATGTCAGGTCACTATCACGCTAAATCAAACCAAGAGAACATTCACTATCTTGGTTCGCAAATGGAGTTCTTTTGGAATGACGCACACGATGATAAATTCTTTCACATCCTTGATACACAGAGTAGAGAGTTGTTACCGATTAGAAATCCTGTCACTCTATTTGAACGTATACGATATGATGATACCAAGCATGATTATAACACTATGTCTCTGGAGTACCTAGACAATAAATTCGTAAAGGTTGTTGTTATCAACAAAACTGACGCATTCACCTTTGACCGATTCCTTGATAGGGTACAGCAGAGGCAGATACATGAGTTGAAAATCCAAGAGGACTTCTCTGAGTTCAGCAGCGACAACGTGAATGACGAAGGACTTGAGGTTGAAGACACCACTGAATTGTTGAATCAGTATGTTGATAATGTTGAGACCATATTGGATAAAGATCGTATTAAAATGGAACTATCAGAACTGATGAAAGAAGCACAGAGTATGGAGGTCGCGTAATGATTAAGTTTAAAAGTGTAAGATATCGCAACTTCCTTAGTACGGGTGACAACTGGACAACTATCAATCTCAACAAGGATAGACACACTCTTATCGTTGGAGACAATGGTGCTGGTAAGTCTACTATGCTAGACGCTATCTCGTTCGGTTTGTTTGGTAGGTCGCATCGTAACATCAACAAACCACAACTTGTTAATAGCATCAACAACAAAGGCACTGAGGTTGAAATTGTTTTTGTTGTTGGAGCATCAACCTACAAGGTAAGGCGAGGACTGAAACCAGCACTCTTTGAAATTTTCAAAGACGATGTGGTGTTGAACCAAAACTCACACAGTAAAGAGTATCAAAAGATACTTGAACAGAACATCTTGAAGTTGAGTCACAAGACCTTCCATCAGGTTGTCGTACTCGGTTCGTCTTCTTTCACTCCATTCATGCAACTGGGTACACCCCAACGCAGAGATGTGATTGAAGACTTGCTTGATATCAATGTCTTCTCTAAGATGAACTCACTGCTCAAGGAGCAGTCTGGTATCTTGAGGGAAAAGGTTAACCAAGCATACCACGCAATAGAAATCAACGAGACAAAAACTGAGGCACAGAAAAAGTACCTCCGCGATGTATCTAAGATAAACAGCGATGCAATGAAAGAGAAAGAAACCTTCATTGAAGAGGCGAAGAAAGAGATAGAGGAACTTGTCGCAAATACTGCTATCTATCAGAAACAAGCAGCGAAACTTGAAGAAGAGTTTCGTCCACAACTGCACACGAATACAGAGAAGTTGCAGCAGTTGCATTCATACAAGTCAGAGTTCAAGACTAAAATTGGTGCGCTGGTGAAGGAAGCGAAGTTCTACGAGAACAATGAGAACTGCCCGACCTGTCATCAAGACATTGACGAGGAACTGAAGACGAATAAACTTGCAGAAGCACAAACTAAGGCGGGTGAACTGCAAACTGGTTCTGATATGGTCGCGAAGGAGTATGATGAGACTTCCGAAACCATCACAACTCTTCAAAAGAAGATGTCTGAAGTTGCCACGCTCTTGCAGAACGTGCAAGTCAATATCCAGACCATATCTACACTCAATAAAAACATTGATAAGATGAATGGCGATACTGATAAACTCACTGACAAGCATTCTGACCTTGCGAAAGCAAACGATGACTACGATGCCTTGATGAAAGAGTATCATGCTCTTATGGAGACTCGCAACAAACTGAATGACCAGCACTCATACAATGCGGTCATCAGTGAGATGCTCAAAGACACAGGCATCAAGACGAAGATCATCAAACAGTATCTTCCTGTCATAAACAAACTGGTCAACCAGTATCTAACCATCCTTGACTTCTATGTTCACTTTGACCTTGACGGTTCGTTCAACGAAACTATCCGCTCACGGCATCGGGACTCGTTTACTTACGACTCTTTCAGTGAAGGCGAGAAGCAACGCATTGACCTTGCACTATTGTTTACTTGGCGACAGATTGCAAAGATGAAGAACAGCATCTCAACTAACCTTTTGGTGTTGGACGAGACATTTGATTCATCTCTTGATGAGGCAGGAATTGAGAACCTGTTGAAAATCATTCACACGCTGGGTGAAGATACAAGCGTCTTCATCATCTCGCACAAGCGTGAAGAGTTAGACGGCAAGTTTGATTCTAAGATAGAGTTTTACAAAGACAAGAACTTCAGTAAGATACGAGGTAAGGAGACACCATGAACGAAGTTATTTATTTGATGCAAGAACGTGTTGGCGATAGCGCATGGCAGACTCTCCATTACACAACTGGTATGGACTGGCAACGCGCAGATGAGTGGTCAAAGGTATGCTCAAGGTCTATTGCGATAGATGGTTTTCCTGTTTCGCGAAGATTAGTTTCAGTACCACCAAAAGAGTGGATAGTATGAAACACGCTTGGAACCTATGGGCAAAGGCATTGGGAGAGAAGACGGGTGCAACTGACCGTGATGCAGACATAGTTGCTGCCATACGCACGACCATTGTTCTAGTAAACTTTACAACTTGTTTTTTTATTATGTCAAACATAGCAGGGTATTGGGGATGAGTAAGTCTAAGAACTACAAACCAAAGCGCGAGACATACAATGACCTGTCAACATTGTACAATGAGATGAGAGCAGCAGGAGTTAAGGTTGTCTACTTCAACGGAAACCTACTTGAGACAAAGCACCAGCGATGGGGTTTGTATGAGGGCAGACTGACTATGTGGGATTTTTAGTTGACTTCTCATTCCAGATGTGGATAATAGTGTACTGTAATAAAGAAAGGGATAAAAATGTCTAAGGGAAGTAAACGAAGACCAACCACTATCTCTGCGAAAGAAGAAGCAGAACGATGGGAAAAGGCATTCGGTAAAAAAGATAAACCAAAAAAGATTGAGAAGAATAGAACACATGAAAACAAGTAAAGTAACGCCAGACGAGATCACCACAGAAATCTCTCGAATGTTTGACTACGAGTTTGATGGCACGACTACCTTTCATCCACCAGAGATCAGTCCCATTGACCGAGAGATGACAATAGGTAAAGTGTGGGGCATAGGTGTCATAGTCGGTCCGTCTGGATCAGGTAAGTCAACCTTGCTTGACCAGTTCGGGGAAGAACAAGCAATCGAATGGGATGCTGATAAAGCAGTCTGTTCTCACTTTCAGAATGCTACAGACGCAGAAGAGAGGTTGTCATCAGTGGGGTTCAATAGTATCCCTTCATGGATGCGACCATACCATGTGCTTTCCAATGGCGAACAGTTTCGTGCTGACCTCGCTCGTAGGATAACGCATTGTGCGGTCATAGACGAATTCACTTCAGTGGTGGATAGAAACGTAGCAAAGTCTTGTTCGGTTGCCATCAAGAAGTATGCGACAAAGAAAGGCATCAAGAATTTAGTGTTCGCAACATGCCACTATGATATTCTTGAGTGGTTAGAACCTGACTGGGTGTATGATACAGTATCCCAGTCCGTTGAAAATCGGAGGTTACTTAGGCGACCAGACATTGAGGTGGAAATCGTTCCTTGCACCGTCAGCGCATGGTCGATGTTCCGCGACCATCACTATCTCTCAGGAGACATCAATAAAAGTGCAAGATGCTGGCTCGCAATGTGGCGAGGGCAACCTGTCGGATTTTCTGCTGTAATTTCTTTTCCATCAGGCAGTGTGAAGAATGGATACCGAGGACATCGCACTGTTATCCTACC